ATGTTAATTTTGCAAGTAAATTGACTAAGTTATTTCCCGCTTCATCTGATGTTCCGGCAGTTACACGCGCCTGTTGGTTAGCCACCAATAACGCCTCAAAGCCCGACATACCTTTTAAACCGGCAGATTTACCCGCCGCCATTTGTTGCGGTAACCAACGCGCCATGTCCGCCAATTCAAAGTTACCTGCCTGACCTGCCGCTACGGCTTTGTCTAACACTTCGCCGATTTGGTCTTCTCCGATGTCAAACTGTTGCATTGCCGAAATGGCGATTTTCGCCAAGTCGTCGGTATTTGCGCCTGTTGCGGTGGCTCCTTTTTGTAATGTTGGCAACAATTTCATGGCGGTATCGGCTTTCACCGCACCGGAGGCCAACATGGTATCTAACGCACCCAAGGCGTCTTCCTTGGTGCCGCCACCAATTTCTACCGCACTTTTTACGGCATTATTCAGTTCTGCTTTACCGGCAATACGTCCCGCCACATCACGCTCTGCGAATGCGGTGTTGGAGGTCATCGCAAGAGAGCGGTCATAATCCATTTGTTTTTTCATGGGTTGTGCCAACACCATGCCAGCAGCGGTCGCACCTGCCGCTAAACCGGCAATACCTCGCCCAATATTGCCTAAACGTTGCCCCATGGAGACTTTGCCCATTTCCGCGTTCAGCTCTGCAATGCGGCGTTTAGTCGCCACAGCGGCGCGGTCTAATTCCCGCCCGGAAGCAATACCACTGCGTTTTAATTGGTCGTATGCCGCGCGGGTGCGGTTGATTTCGTTTTGGATACTGCGCTCACTACGCACGCCCAGCATTTCGCGATTGCGTGCCGCTTGTTGGATTTGGCGGTAGCTTTGCTCTGTCACTTGTGCCGTTTGGCGTACTGCTCTTTGTTGCGTAGTGGCACTGCGTTGTGCTTGGTTTTCAATATTTTTGGTTGATTTACTAACACTGTTTTCTACGCTTTTCACCACGCCACTGGCGTAGTCTTTCGCTTTGAGTGTTAAAGAGAGATCCATATTTGCCATTTTTAAACCTTGTTTAAACGTAATTTAACAGCAATAAAAAAGGGGCATTACGCCCCTTTATTTTTACGACGCTTAAAAACATAGGACGTCGTAGATTCTTCGGTGTGTTGTTGGCTTTTCGCACCTTGACTCGCTAAATAGCTGTTAATCCATGCGCTGACTTCCGCGTGACACATATTCCAGACGGCTTGTGCGGTAAATCCAAACTTACCCAGTAAAATCGTTGCTGAGCGGTAGTTTTCGTACGCCTGCCACACTTCGCTGATATTGCGTTTTTTTACGCTTCGTTTGCCGTCTCTTGGCTTTCCGAAACGCCCATGCGCTTTTTTCGCAGTTGATTAATTTCGTTGTTAATCAACACGTAATCATCAGTAGCAAGGTTATCCAGCAAGAATGCCGGAGTCACATCCTCGCGCGGAACGCCATCAAACTCGACTTGCTGTGCCAGATACGCTAAATCAACCAGCATTTGTTCTGCGGTGCTTAACGTTTCTTTGTCGCTTAACCCGAGGTCGTTGATAACTTCCAGAGCTTGGCATTCGCCCCCCACGGTCAAAATCTTGACTAACACGTCATGATGTAGCGTGCCGTTATACAGCACGCCAAGTTTCAAACGAGTTTTCATTATTCTTTAACCTTGTCTAAGGCTACCACTTGCAAATCGCGCATTTTTTCGCTATCTACGGTATAGCTTTCGCCGATTTCCGTGGTAAAACAGCCGGTGTATGAGGTTCGTGTACCGTCTTCTTCCTCTACGGTAATTTTGGCATCCGTCACATTATCCCAATCGGGTTCTGGTGAGTTTAAAGGTACCGCAACAGTGATAGATAACGTATATTCGACAATGCCTTTGGCAAAGCCTTTCACACGTCCTTTGCGGTTAATAGTTTTCACCGGTTTGCGACCGGTGACGGTGCGAACGTCTAACTTGGTTAAGTCAATCTCTTGACCGTCCACTTCGACAATGCCTAAACTGGCAAATTCTTGGGCCATTTACGCCTCCTATAAAATCAAATCAACACGGTTAGCGACAATATGTAATCCGTTCACCACATCGGTCGGGATGACACAATCTAAGCGGTTAGGGTCAACGCCATTACGTTTCACCAACAATTTCGCTTTATGCTGTGCCACATTTTCCAAGATTTCTTCGTTTTCCAGACGTAACAAAACATCCAGAATTTCTGACCGCACTTTATCCGGTGTACGCGCAGACAATTTGGCGCGAGGGAAACGTAATTCGATACGCTGTTCAATGGCTTTGCGCGTATAGTCCAGCGTGCGGATGGTGGTTAAATCCAAGTAGCTCGGGTCATCCGTATTGGTTGCCGATTTGGTGTAAGTCGTGATTGCACGCATAATGCGGACACGATGATTAACTACCGTAATCGGGGTTAAACCGTGATATAACGCCTGATTCGCTTCGGTCAATAACGGCGTTTGTGTCGGGTCAACTTCGGTCAAGCCCTTAATTTCAAGGGTATTTAACGGACGCGCCGGGTCTTCTTCGCCTGCAATCACCGCGCCATAACCTGCCGCAATTAACGCATTGGATTCAATCGCGCCCTTGTACCAACCGCAAGTGACACGCTCGCTGTTGATTTTCTCGGTGTAAGTCGTACCGGTTGCCATACTGCCGCGCCATGCCAGCACGCCGATAGCAGGTTTTTTCTCAAGTGGCGCAGACACGGATTCTAAATGCTCACGCAAGGCCTTGGCGTTTTTATCGTCCGCAAATGGCGAAATAATGATGTGATAATGCGTACCGGCAACACTTGCTAATGCAGGGGCTAAATCCGCATTTTCTGCACCGTTGGCAAATGCTGTCGCACTAATAGTTATATCTTTAGCCGTATTGGTTGCTGTCAAATTGATTTCGTTGCCAATTTCGCCTTTACATTTTGCGGTTAACGTAATCGTGCTCTCATTCACAGCTGATGTTGCTGGGCAATCTGTCGAACCATTAATAATTGCATTCAAACGCGCCGCCACCGCATTGGATTTTTCGCCTGCTGCTACCGCCACTTTGTAATCAATACCGGCAATGGTTACTGTCATGACACCTTGACTGGTGGCTGTCCCGGTCAACACCAAACTACCACTTGCTGCGACGCCTGAAGAACTATCCGCTAACCCCATCACAGATAAACGGATGAGGGAGTTGTTGGTGATAGCCATGCGGGTCATTAAATGCGCCCATGAGCCGGCACCAAATGCGGTTGCTGTATCAAGATCGGAATACACGCGCACGGGTTGAGTAAATGCGGTTGTCCCACCAATCATCGGCGCAACAATTAGCACTTCCTGCTCGTTCGTTGGCAGTGTAGTTACTGCGCCTTTGGCGTTGTATTCGGTATAAACACCCGGTTTGCGTAAGCTGTTCGGGATTTTTTCAAATTCGATATTAGTCATTGTCTGCACCTCTTTGCTTGCGGGTTGGTTGCACTTCGATTAAGTCGCCATCAGCAATACGACGCTGATAATAAACAGAATCATCCACTTCAACCGGCTCCTGCTCAATGTAGGCATACGGCTGATTTTCTAAAGGGACTTTCACCCCTAAAGCTGCTTTTACAATCATGTTTTATCCTTTGTTTTTACACTAAATCCGACCTCGGCATTGTTGTTCGGGTCATATAATTTGCCGTCCACATGCTCAAGGATTGGCGACGATGGGGAGAGTTCGGCCGCATAATGAGTAAACACAAAATCAGGATTAGTCGGGTCTTGTGTTTCTTCCGGATACAAACCGTCTTCCAGTGGGGCGACATCATCAAACGCCGCTTCGTACTCAATGGCATACGCCGTGACTTTTTCAGTGCGAAATTGCGCATTGTTAAACAACGTCCGAATCACCAGCGGTTTTAACGGCTTAACCAATCCGCCCAAGCGTTGCGTATCCAGCAAGCGGCGCACCGCATAAATCAACTGATTTGCACCAACTTCCCGTTTATCCACCCCGCCTTGTCGTGCGGCTTGGTTGCTACGCAATGAGCGTACTGCCACAATGACCACAAATTTAGCAGAGGTGCGAAACGCTGTACCGCGCACCCCCATCGGCTCAATTCGCGCACCGCCGAACGTCACCAACACCATAGGCAAACGACCCGTGCCAAGGCTTTCGTCGTCCAGCTCGCCGCCATAGCTTTTCACCGTGTTGGCAAGTTGTCCCAAGCCACGTGTCAAGCGGTCAACCAGTGCATTTTCAATTTCGGTTATCACGGCCAAAAATCCTATTGTTCGGATTAGTAAACATCACCACATTGCCGTCGCTTTGTTGGTCGTCTTCAATATCAATGCCGAGCGAAATCTTCCCAGCTGCCAAGTCCTCAAGCTCTTTTAAACTCAATTTATAGCGAGTGATAATTTCGTCAGTAATCGTTACCTCAGACATACTCGCCAAACGATAGCGGGTGAGATCACAACAAATACGGGTTAGGTTTTGCGGGATTGTCGGCAACGGTAAGCGATAACGCGCACTTAAATAACCGTCGATTTGGCTTGTGCTATCCGAAAGGGCAATGGTCAGCACGCTTTCATTTACCATGCCTTCTCGGTCACGGTCAGTCAGCTGGATTGCCTGAAACTCCCCGATGCGCAAAACGAAATCATTTACCGTTGCATACATGGCTTAATCCTCACACACTGGGACAAGCTCTAACCAAGGGTCTTCCGCCAAAGTTAAGGTTTGTTCTGCCGTTAAGTCATCCGCTGCGATGTAAACCGCATCGGTTTTGTTAAAGCGATAACCGCAACGCCCATACGTTGACTGTGGGTGGATGTCACGCAATTTAATCGAATAACCGATAGGCACAATCACTTGCCCTTCTTTGTCGCCCGATTCATCGTGTTTTTCTACCGCACTTTGGGGCGTACTTTCGGCATTATCCGCACCGTTTTCGGTTTGGGTTTGCGCCTGTTCATCCGGTGCAGTTTGTACGTCTTGCGTTACATCGTCTTTTTGGTTTTGATTAGCCATTATTAACTCCTAGGGCGGTTTCCCGCCCTGATTGGTTATTCTTCAATGATTTGTGATGACGCAATCACTTTCAGACGACCTTTTAAGATATTGGTCGTACCGTTGATGATTTCGCCCTCGCAAATTTGACGAGCTTGGAACTCTAATGCCGGTGGCACTAAAATGACATTCGGACGAATGTTCAGTAACTTGCCACCATCACCTTTCAAGGATTGCATTTTGGCAATCACTTTCATGATGTTTTCAGCATTGAGTTCTGTTTTTTCAACGCGGTGGGCAAGCTGCCAAAAACCAAAACTGGCCGCACCACGTGCACGCACACCCCATTCGTAAATATCTTCGTTAAATACGGTGTCTGACTTTGACGGGTCAAACTTCGTTTCGATTTCCGGTGCTGTGCGCTCTTGCCAAATTAATGGTTTAATCGCATTGGTGGTGTCGAAAATATAAAAGGTTGGTGCTTCTGTTTTCGTTCCGGTGGTGATATTGCTTTGCTCTTTGCTTGAGCCTGTGCCGTCCACGTTGTCAAAAACAGGGTGGTCAGTGTCAAAGTAATTTTGGCCGTCATAACACAAGGTCGTCTTACCGGCTTTTAACAAACCGAACACCAAATCATCAGGCAATTCAGCCGCACTTTGTGCCGCTTGCTGCACCATAGGACGGAATAAGCCCACTTGGTCGTCTTCGATATCGGTGCGCGGAATACCTACCGTACTTTCATAAAGTTTGTTTTCAATGCTGGTGCCTTGGGCTTGCATGGCTTTGCGCTGACGTTTATTTACCCATTCCACCATTTTCGGGAATTGACCTAAGAAACCATAGGTGTTCACTTTGGTGTTAGAGGAGACCTTCATTGCAATTAAGTCCCACTGCGGTTTAATTAAACCTAAACCTGCGACAAAGTCTTTTTTAAACTGCGTTTCAATCGCTTTTAAAACTTCGGATTTTTTAAAGCTCATTATTTTTGCTCCTTGTGTTCTTTGAAGAATTCAGCTTCAGTCATACCCAACGCACGAGCTGCCGCTTGTTCTGCTGCGGTTAATGCCACAACATTGCTTTTATTCGGGTCTTCGTTCGCTTGATGACCGCCAGCTAACGCCGCAATCGGTGTCGCTTTATCTAAATAACCGGTTAAGGCTTCAATGCTTAAACTTGCCGCCCATTCTTTAAGTGCCGGAGCGAGTTTGCCTTGCGACAATGCAGCTTCAATTAATGCGCTTTTCTTGTCGTTATCAATGCTTAACTTCAGCTTGTTAAAATCTGCTTGCAACGCGGCGACCGTTTCTACCGGCACAAATTTAGCTGGGTCAGGCTTACCCACTTGCGCAGTTAATGCCGCAACAGATTGTTCTTTTTCGGCTAATTTGGCATACACATCCAACACCGCCACTTGACTATTGCCCTTAGCAGCAGAAAGCGCGGTCACTTTTTCGGTAATTTCAGCTTCGCTGGCGTCAGCTTTCAAAGCAAACAACGCACACAAGGCTTCCACTAATTTCTTGTCCATTTCTGGCTTTTCCTTTTGTTGATTTAAAAGTTGCACACTGGCGGCAACCATTACTTCATCCATACCGTCTAAAGCGGGGTTGTTAGTCAGTGCAGCGTGAAAGATTTTGCGAACATAACCATTCGTGTCATATGCAAACACGGCAGAGATATAACGATATTCGCCATTTTTGATGTATTCCGCAGCTTTGTCCGTCCAACGGACATCGGCAAAAATTCCTTGAGGATTAAAATAGAGATATTCCATCCAACCTGCGCTTGGGGCTTCTTTGCCGTTTTGCTGGGAATGTAAGATTTGGTGTTCGTAGTCAATGGGTAGGGGATTTTTCTGACTGTTAGCTAATGCCACAACATCAGCCCCGTTTGTATCGGTTACATACCATGCCTCCACATCTGTCGGTCTGCCGTCAGTAGCTCTAAATTTGCCATAAGGTAAAAGCTGGATGCGTCCATACTTCGCTTTGTCAATTTCAAAACTACAGGCTGCAAGGGTGAGTTTCATTCTTAAAATCCTGAAAAGTTAATCTAGGATTTCAGAATAATGGAGTTTGAAAAATGAAAAGAGGGGAGCGACTTCCTCACTCCCCTCTAGGTTAGAATTTTTGCAAAAATGAAATTGGATGTTGCATTTAATCTTAAACTATTTTTAAAACCTTTTTAAATCCTTTTAAATCGTTTTAAAAAAATTAATTCGATAAATCATCCCTACAATCATAAAAATGCAAATACGCGCAATTTAGGGCGGTTTTATGTTTTATTTAACTACACTCCGAAAATAGGCTTGTACGTCCTCCAAGATGTCGTCCTCGTCTTGTGGTGTTAAAACAAGGAAAGGACGGGCGGGAATATCACTTCCGGGATGATCTACTGATTTTCTGACAATTCCTCCGAATGCCAAGGCTTTTTTAGTGACTGGTTTGATTTTATGGGGACTGGTTTTTCCGCCGAATTGATGGATAGCCGCATATTTTAGGTTTGTCCCAACCTGCGCTTCGTTGTTATCCCAACTCGAATGGATGCTATTTCTTAATGCGCCGCTATCAATCAATGGTTTTCCGTCAGGGCGACTTTTCACACCAAGCCAAGTAGGGCGCCCACCGGCTTCAAAGTTTTGGTCAACTGCAGATTGCATTGTACCCGCTATCGTACGCATAAGCGGCACATTATATTTCACATGTTGCGCCAATTGTGATAATGCGTGGATAAGTTCTTTTTCGTTGTTGATTTTTACGTATATCATGTTATAGTGCCTCTAGTCGCCCGTAGCAGCGAATCTCGAAAACTGCGAACGAATGCTATTGGAGCAGGGATTGATGTGTGGGGGTGTTCGAGTCCCACCGGGCGACATATCTATTTAAACGCTTTTCGCCATTGTCGTTCACTTGCTAAGTGTTGCGATGTCAAGTAAATCTCATTGCTACCATTAAGCACTTTAATAACAGCTATCAATCGCCGTGAATCCACTTCTTTGTAAAATTTAAACGTATTTTTACCGTCTTGCTCTATTTTGTCCGGGTTATATAACACGTCCGGCAACCGCGCATAGTCATCAAAATCAAAATCTTGCCCATAACGATTTGCAATTTGCTTAATTAACGAGTCGTCAGAAAGCCAAACTGTGGATAAATCAGTTTTAATTTGCCGCTTGGTATCTTCGTTTAACACACCGGCAATAAATTTATAGTCCATTTTAAACCGTTCTCGAATCGGATTTAAAAATGCCTCACGCTCATTTTTGCCTTTTAACTTTTTATAATCATCAATGTAAGGTGCGAATTCTTTTTCGAACTGTTTAAAATCAAATTTAAAGCCCTCACCGCCCATTTCACGTTTGGCAAATTGGTGCGCCAATGATTCAGGATAAAGTGCTAAATTAGGTTTATATACGGTTCGTCCGACATTGTAATCAAAGCCTCTATCCGTAATAATCCATTTATCATCTGACAATTTAAATGCGGTCGTTTTTTCCGTTATGGTGGAATTGATTTTGCGGTCGTAATCAATCAAACGATCTGCGCTATCCCCAACAACCAGATTGCGGCGGTTAATGTCACGCTCGGCTAATGCAATGACCGAACATCGACAATTAAATCCGTTGGGTGGGTAAAATGTCGCCCAAAATGGATCATCATAGCGATAAACCAAACCGTGCATAGCGGAATGACTTGGGCGGGTACGATCATCATTTACTGCCGAATATTGCCAATAAGGTCGGTTATCTGCGTTATCTCTCATTTCGGCATAGCGCTGAGAAGAATAAGCAGATTGCATGTTGGTGCGATAAATCGTCTCTAATCGGCGTGGTGAGCCAAAATATTCACCGGTTTTCGGATCTGCAAGCAAATATTCTTTGTCATACCCAGCAATCCATCCTTTTTTCTTAAAATGTTCAAAAATTCCTTTTTTCCACTCGCTAAAAGGTAAGCCTTGTGCCTGTGCATCAACTAAAGACTGGTAGATGTCTTTACTCATCTCAAGGCTGGATAAATTGGCGATACGCGTTGCTTTTGCTCGGGCGCTATCCATTAAGGCATCTTCGTCAAAATGCCCTAATATGGCCTTTTTATCCCTTAAAAACTCAATGGCTTTTTTCGGTTCTAGCCCCAAAACGAAATTAACGCTTGGCATTGCTGACTCCCAACAATTCGGACAAAAAGACGGCTTGTGTCAAATAACGTTGATGTTCTACATTATTTAAATCCGGGTAAATTTCGGCTAATTTATCACTTGCTTCCTCGTAAGAGTGGCACGCTGTTAATGCTGCGGCTAACTGACGCACTACAGGATCTAATTGTCGGTTAAAATCTACTGCATTTAATGCGTCATTTAAGCTATCGTCCAACAAATCTTGCTCTGTCTCTCCCTTGTTACCGGCAGACAACGCCACGTGCGCACCTTTACCCAAACAACCGGTACACTGACACCCCACCACGTGAGCAGAAAGTGCGGTAGATTTCCCCGGTGTTTTTAAATCGGGATTAAAATCACTTTGAACGGCTTTTAAAACCACTTCACCGTCTTGCGCTTCTGGAATGCCTAGCTTATCACGTGTCCACTTTTCGGGGATTTGCACGCCGATGCCCACCAGTTTCGGGATAGCGTCGGCGAAGGTGCTTAAATCGTCGTATTTTTTAGTGTCGAACTCGAAATACGGCACTCGGTGCAAGGCAATATTCGGGTCAACGTTAATCTGCAAATAAGGCAGGATGATTTGCTGTGTGATGGTCTGTGCCACTTGTTTCGCGTCTGAAACCAATAAATCACGGCGCACTTCATTATGTACGTTGCCTAGCGCATTAGTTGAACTTTTGCCGTCCGCGCCTGATGTGAGCGTTTGCCCCAAAATCAAACGGGCAATAGATTTTTCGCACCAGTCCACCATTTGCAAGAACGGGTTATTTGCCGACCCCGCGCCGGTGTTTGCGGCATTATGCAATTCGATTGTCATCGAATCGGGCATAATCCCTGCGGCGTTATGTCCGATTTGTGCAAGGGCACGTAATAGCGTGCGTTTTTCCTCGTTTGTTGCACCGGCGCCATATTTACCAATGCGAATCGGCATGCCGTAAAGTTCCAAAAACTCGGCAAAATCCCGCACGGAATAATGCTTAAACATATAAAGCCACGCCAGTGTGCGGAATAAGCCCATGCGTGCCAGTTGCACGGAACGGGACTTAT